CAATATCATAAGAAGAACTAATTTCTGCAATAAAGGCGTCTTTATCAACACCTTCTGCCAGATATACCTCATGTCTTAGCTTATCAGCCATATTATGTCTCTAGGGTTAACGCGGTGAGTGTTACCTGAACTGTTCCAGTTGATCCAGTATTATTCTGTACTGCAACAGGAACATTCGATTCTGAATTATCTAACCAACCCATTACGGCTGGTGTTACTCTAAGCGTACCAGAGCCCGTGAATATACCTTCTGCAATCACACCAGAACCTTCAGCAGGATCTTGGCCCTGTGTTCTACCTGCATCAGCAGTCCTAGAAGCAGTATCCGAGTATATTCGAACCCAAGCCGCACCGTTAGATTGTATTTTATAGAGTGAGTAGGATTTGCCAATGGTAGTAAATTCAATATTACCGGATGCGCCATTTGCAATAGAAGCAGTTGTTTGTGCTTCAGTGTTTCTTGAGGCACTGCCACCACCTCCGCCACCTGCGGCAGCTTCAACAGTAATTGTTCCCAACATGGCACCGTGAGCAGTACAAATATATTGGAAGTTTCCTGATAGATTGGCGGGAACCTTCCAATAGAGAGTTCCACCGTAAGCACCACCGCCGGAGAAATCAGTATATACATTACCACTTGTCAGTTCGAAAATACCATCTGATATGTCTGAACCGCCAGTAGTCTGGATTTTAAATGGATGGGTACCACCAGAGTCATAAGTCAAATCGAATCCGACTGTTGTGCCGGCTTTCACATAAATTGTTGGATTATCAGTAGTTCCGTATTGATCAAACCGATAAGCAGTAGAACCATTAGCTGTCACTGTTAATACAGTTGATGCATTTTTCCAAATATTTTCAAATATCACTTGATCTGATTGTGAAGCAGGCTGATCTGAGATTGAAGCAAAACTTGGACTAAGAGCAAAATTTGCCCAATCATTACCATTCCATTGTAATATCTGATTCGTTTGGACATTCGATATGTCTGTATCGGTAAGACCGTCGAGTGTACCGCCACCACCACCAGAAATTGTGGTGAATTCCAAGCCGTCAGCACCAGAGTTAACTACAAGTGCCTGACCAGCGGTCCCGTATGATGCTGGGGTATCGGTAAGGTCGAGTAAAGTACCCCCACCACCTCCTGTGGCGTCCGTTAGGTTGGTCCAAACAGAACCATTATATTTTAATACCTGACCATTAGAAGCAGAACTAATTGTAACATCTGACAAATCTGCAAGGTTTGTTGCACCACCACCACCGGCATTTGCAACCCAGGTATATGTCCCATCGTTATTTGTTTTAAGAACATAATCGGCAACTTCAAGATTTGTGATATTATCGCCATATACATATGCACTCAAAGGATCAGTATAATTTGTTACTGCGCCTCCAGAAGTATCTGTCAACACTTTTCGCCATGCTCCATGGCAGTAATAGAGAGCACCGGTATCATGTGCGTGTGCTATTACCCCGTGGTGGGTGCCAGTATTTAATGCGAGAACCTCGGCTTCCGTGTCATAAAGAAAAGAAATTTTATTGGCGGTATTCAGTAATTCAATCTCACCACCAGAATTTACAATATTTACAACATTATCACCGTCTGGTCCAAGCGCAGTATAGATTTCTGTGAAGTTACTATTAACATACTGCATGGCCGTGCGAATAGGATCACCTGTCCCATCATTGGGGACCGCGCCTACATTTATGGTATCCTTTGCCATGTGTTCTCCAAAAATTTTTGTATTAGTTATTTATTATGATGGTACATTGTCTGATGTAAGTTCATCTGAATCTACAGTAAAGTTTAAAATATCTGTAGTGATTTCATCGAGAGGCTGTGTATCTAATATCGAGCCTGTGCCATCATCATTAAAGAATCGAATAAATCTATGACTAAGTGTAATGCCAGCCTTGGTCTTGAACAAAAATTGATTAAATACCTTTGTGCCGGCCAAATGTACACTTTCTTTTAATGCTGGTATGTAATCTTTTGGATTGACCATAGATTTCAATTCATAGGAATACTCTTGGAAGTAATCGCTATCCTGCACTCTTTGCTTACTGTCGTAATATGAAAGTGCCCCTAGCTCAGATTCTTGATATCCATTCAAATGAGAATTGAATGAAGACCAGTAGCCAGAATTCTTTCCCTGAGTTGTTGCCGTAACAACACCTTCAGCAGCAACATTTCCAGATGTATCAATTAGTTCCACACGAATTCCATTTGGATATCCAAATCCAGAGCTGAATACAGATACTTTTTCTACAGTACCTATCTCAAACGAAACCGGAGATGCCACCTCAGCATTCTGGCCTAGAAGTTCTGTGGTATAATTCGTCTCAGATGAAACTGTTGCATATTCTACCTGACCACCTCTTAATATATTATACACACTAGACTGAAACCCATAATAGGTATAAGGAGTTATGACAAGATATCCGGCAGCATTGACCTCGCGAACTATACCAGTCTTGCCAGTGGCGACCTCTGTGATGATTTCACCAACTTTAAAGTCAAATACCTCTGTGGGTTCGTCTAAAATAATATTCTGATCTCGTCGACCAAATCCAGCAAACACACGATCTTGTACCAAAGAGAAAACATCATTGACATAACCGGTGCCGGGATCAACGTTGGGAAAATCTACAATGGTACCAATGTTGAATTCTGTGAGATCGAATGCTTGATTTAATGGAGTACTTAAATTTACGGGTGATGCTGTTCCCGACATTGGGTCGACAAGTCCGTAGTCAGAAGCATTCAAGGTAACAGCAACGTATGGAGTAATAACATCAGCAATTAGATTTACAGTTTCTATATTAGTTAATGCATCGACCTTTACATCAAGGGGATCGTCGGTGTCTGGAAATAGATCACCAGGTCCAGAAGCATTATATGTAGAGAAACCAACCGGCGCTAATTGAAAGTTTGCAGCACGATCTACAGTAGAAATCGCACTCGCTGCGCTAAATGTGGTTCCAGTATCTATTCTTACTGCGACAAGAGATTCTGTCTGTCCAGTAACAATACCAGAGGTTCCAGCTGCATCTGTCAATCTTTCATAGTTGTTGAAGATCTTGTCTGGGTTGGTTAAAAGAATTAATTGATTCGATGATAATAATCTAGTATTCTCTATCGTATAGCCCCACCCACCATCTCTAAGGGTGTATTTAATCTGCCCGTCAAATTCTTCTGAAATCTGTGTCGCGACTGCTGCACCACCAACCCCTGATATTGATCTAACTTCATATAGATCACCAATTTCATTTCCTACCGTGCCGAAGAAATCTAAATCGATTTCAATTTCATTCATTGACCCGTCTACGAAACCGAACCCGATTTGTTCACCATCGACAACAGTCATTAGCTCATCATATTTTTCGAAGGATCCTTTCACGTCATCGATATAGATGATGGGCACAAATTCGCCATTGAGTAGAATCGTATTGATTTTATCAACGGCAGCCTTGGCGTCACTAAATGACCCTCTAATGTTTCGAGAGAGCAGTGCTTCGTAATTGTATTTTTTACCACTGGCCGAAATAAAAGTGTTATTATTAGGAAATAATTGTAGATAATTACCTGTCTTCCATTTAGAATCAGATATTTTCATCATCTGTGATGCTGGATATGAAATTTCTACGTCTTTATTGTAGAACATTCTAAAGAATACTTCGATGCCTTCAGGCGTTCCTTTTCTTCTATAAAGATCTAATATATTTCTGACTAGAATTTTAATTGTGGCTTCATTATATGGCAGGTCAGCCATATATTTGTTTTTGAAGTGTACAAGCATGGAATCGAGAGTAGTTGCAATATCACGATATTCAAAAAATCTTCGTGACACATATATCGATTGATTTGTAGTGCTCTCAAGCCACTTATAATATTCTTCTGTAAGAGCTATTAATTCTGCTCCGCTTTCTTGATAGACAGCAGGAAATTGCTGCTTTATAAACAGCGATACATTTTTATCTACGACACCTACCATCTTTAATTACCTTAAGTATAATTTTTCGACGTATCTACTGTAGCAGTTTTTTGTTCTGCCAAATTCATATTGATTACGACATCAGTATCTCTAATGATGAATATTCTGCCTTTCGGTGCCGTAACATCTTGATCCACGGTATTTGCGAATATCTTAATACCGGAACCGTCAAATTTCTGGACCACAAAATCAACAAGTCTTACTTCACCAGTATCATAGTCGACCGTACCTGCATTTGGTTTGATTACCTGTTGATTATTGTCATCGTCTGTTACTATTTGAATGTTACCAAGACCATCATCTTGTATATAAACACATATATCATTTAGATCAAAGGGGCTACTGACAATCGCAGGCTTGTAGCCAGTGAAACCGTTTGTTTCTCTAAATGCGTATGGTCGAATCAATGAGGCATTAAATTGGAATCGAGGATTACCTTTAACATTTAATGCAGGAGCATATTCAATGATGGGCCGTAACTTAATACTTGTACTTTGTATTGCTGTATCGACATTATCGATAGAATTAGACAGTCGAGATATACGAAGTGTCTTATTAAAATCTTCTAGACTATCATCTGAGTATTTACCAATTGCTGTACGGATCAGAGCTTCTAATTCACTAGCAGACTTAGATGTTTGTTTGCCTGTATATGAAATATCAATATAAAGATCTGCATAGACGAACTGTGTTTGGACAAAGATAGGTTCGATAGACAATGGACTACGATCAGAAAGATATTCGATATAAGAGTTCGCCAAGGTCTGAGAAATACTTGTCGTGTCGTCTGTGAGATAGACAGAAATTGCTACCTTACCAAATTGAGGCGGATCTAATTCATCACCACCATACACAGACACAGAAGTGATTTCTGGAAATCTTTGTTTTAAAAGTATCTCATAATCCTTTGTTGTAATGGCTCTTTCTTGAATCTGAATTGACTTCGGAGCATTGAATCTAATTG